GAAAGGGGACGCCACTCTCTCCCGCGGTCTTCTTTCACCACCAAACGACTCAATAAAGCATGAATAGCCACGCAGAGGACTCGAAAGGTACAGAGACGGCTCTAATGGTCTCAGATAGCCTTACATCGGCTACCGAGAGAACTACAGGACTCTATCTAGGCTCTCCAACTCCCAGAATCCACTCTAAGCTCGTAGATTTACCGTCTAGGGGACAGGATCTAATCGACTTCGCCGAAAGTATCAAGCTTCCGCTTCTCCCTTGGCAGCGATGGGTCGCGATGGAAGCTCATAAGTATAAGAGCGATGGACGCTGGGCTAGTCCGCTAGTGACTGTCGTCGTAGCTCGACAGAACGGAAAGACTACGCTCATGAAGGTTCGAGCTTTAGCTGGTCTCTTTCTATGGCATGACGGACTTCAGATAGGAACAGCTCATCGACTTACCACATCGCTAGAGACGTTCCGCGATCTTGTTAACATCATCGAAGAGAACGAACATCTAGCTAGACAAGTAAAGCGAATCCGATGGGCGCATGGATCAGAAGAGATAGAGCTTAAATCCGAGTTCGGCGGCGGGCGTTACATGGTAAAGGCTGGCGGTTCAGCTGCTCGCGGTATCTCTAAGCCAGAGACGGTCTTCGTAGACGAGACTCGCGAACTTAAAGACGAATCCACGTGGGCCAGCTTGCGCTACACCATGATGGCGGCGAAAAATCCGCAGTTATGGACGCTGTCGAATGCGGGAGATCAACATTCCATCGTTCTTAACGGACTTCGTGAGCGTGGCATGAGCGCGGTTAAGGGCGACGACATCGCTTACTATGAATGGTCATCGAACTACGAAAAGATAGACGATTCTCCCGCGTTCTGGAAAGGCGCAGCTAAAGCTAACCCAGCTCTGGGCCACACTATCCACATCGACAACATTCGGGCAGTTCTTAACGATCCGCCAGATGTAGTTAAGACAGAAGTTCTCTGTCGCTGGGTCGCAACTATCTCGGCAGCTATTCCCGCCGAAGAATGGAATCAGTGTGGAGAAGAAGGCTTAGAACTTGATCCAGAGAAGACGACTTGGCTAGGCGTAGATGTAAGTCCGAATCGTAGAGACGCCGCTCTGGTCGCAGCTCAACAGATCGACGACGAACGATTCTTCGTAAAGCTTTTACATACTTGGCACAATCCAATTAACCTAGACGATAAAGCTATAGCTAACGACATCGCTCCCTATACGAAGCAGTATCCAGTCGAGACCGTCGCTTATTCTAAGAGAACAGCTTCGGCTATAGCTGCGCGGTTAGTTCCCGCTGGGATTCCAATCTCAGACATCGATGGCGCGCTTTACGGCCAAGCTTGCGACGAATTACTAGGAGCGATTACGTCGAAAAGATTACGACACGATCCGAAGCAGCTAGAACTTACTAAACAGATTCTCTCAGCTGCCCGACTTCCATTCGGCGATGGTGGCTGGACTATAGGACGAAGAGCGTCACAGTCGACCGTTACCGCTTGCGTGGCCACTGCACTCGTTACGCATTACGCGACACGCCCATCAATAGATCTTGACTTCATGGTCGGATAGATGTAACGGCTTCTCTAGAATTGCAGTATGGGATTATTAGATCTATTCGCGACCAAGGCCAAGGCCGAGTCTCCAACTGCTTCTATTAGCATAGACGCGGCGGAATCTCTCTACCCTGTAAACACTCTTAACTCTCTCGGCGGCTATTACATTATGGGTAATCAGACCGCTACTCGTACCGAGGCGATGGGCGTCCCAGCGTTAGCTCGCGCGCGTAACATTATCTGCACTTCTATCGGATCTTTTTACATGGAGACACGCAACATCGCAACAGGCGAAAGAGTGCAACAGCCAAGAGTTATAAATCAGCCAGATCCAAGAATCGCAGGTTCTGCATTCTGGTCATGGTTAGCAGAAGACATTCTCTTCTACGGTTACGGCTACGCGCGTGTAATGCAACGCTACGCCGACACTGGACGCATTCAAGCGATGGAAAGAATAGATCCTCTTCGCATAACTGTTACGACTAACGGCAACGGAACAGAAATCGACGGTTATGCAGTCGATGGACTTGCAATAGATCCAAGCGAACTAGTCGTCTTTACTGGACTCGATGAAGGAATCTTAAATCGCGCTGGCCGCACAATTCGCGCAGCTTCCGCGTTAGAGAAGACGGCTTACGATTTCGCAATAAATCCAAATCCGCAGACAATCTTAAAGAACTCTGGCGTCGCACTTCCGAAAGATCGTGTAGCTGCACTAGTCGCAGCATTCAAGAATCGCACATCGAAAGCAGTTACATTCTTAAACGGCGACGTATCTATCGAGACAATCGGTTACGATCCTAAGAACTTACAGCTCAACGAAGCCCGCGGATACCTGGCTCTTGAATTATGCCGCGCCGCAGGACTTCCAGCATTCTTCGCAAGTGCAGAGCCTAATAGCTTTACTTACTCAAATGCAGTCAGCGAAAGACGTTCTCTGGTCGATTATTCACTTCGTCCGCTAATGACAGTTATAGAGCAACGAATGAGCCTTTCAGATTTCACTCCACTAGGTCAAGATGTAAAGTTCGATCTAGACGACTTCTTGCGTGGCAATCCTTACGAGCGCGCGCAAGTGTACGAAATACTAAACAGAATTGGCGCGATGAGCGTCGATGAAATCCGCGAAGAAGAGGATCTACTTCTATGAAAATAACGACACCTATGCACATCACAGCGGCAGATTCTAACTCTCGCACAATTAGCGGGCGTATCGTCGCATTCGAGGAAGAAGCTAACGCGTCGACTGGGAAAGTCGTATTCGCTAAGGGTTCAATTAAGCCAGCTCCAGTAAAGCTTAACTTGGAACATGATCGCACTCGTCCAATCGGTAAGACTTTAGACATGACATTAAACGAAGATTCTATCGACGCAGTCTTTAAGATTTCTAACACGACAGCGGGTTCAGACAGTATCGCCGAGGCCATGGACGGACTTCGCGACGGCTTCTCTATAGAACTGGCTGTAGACGATTACATCATGCAGAAGGACGGCACTATGCGCGTTCTTGCTGGAGAATTAACTGGCGTCGCACTTGTTACAGAGCCAGCGGTTAGATCCGCTCGCGTTAACGAAGTAGCTGCAACAGAAGGCGAAGAAGTCGCCGAAGAGATGTCCGATTCCACAGTGGAAGAGGAAGTAACACCAACAACAGAAGGAGACGAAGTGGACAACACCGTCACAAACGCGGACACCGTCGAGACGGTCGAAGCTGCTCAATCCATCACAGCCGCAGCGAAGCCAATCGTAGGCGGATCATTCACCAAGCCACGCTTAGAGTTCACAGCTGCTAAGTATGTGGAAAACACTATTCGCGCAGCGATGGGCGACGATTCAGCTCGCCAGTACGTTCTCGCAGCCGATAACACGACAGATAACGCAGGTCTAGTTCCTACTCGCCAGATGGCAGAAGTAGTTAACGGACTATCTACACTTATCCGTCCATCTATCGACGCAGTCAGTCGCGGAACACTTCCAGACGCTGGAATGTCTTTCGAGATTCCTAAGATCACTGTTGCGCCTACTGTCGCAGTAGCTAACGAAGACGCAGCATTCTCAGAGACAGATCAGAACTCCGCTTTCATTACTGTTCCAGTAAAGAAGTTCGCGGGACAACAGACATTCTCTGTCGAATTGCTAGATCGTACTTCTCCAGCATTCTTCGAGGAACTAATCCGTAACATGGCAGCTGCCAAGGCTAAGGCAGAGAACGCTTATGTCTCTGCACTTATCTACTCAACTGCTACAGGCGACGCAACTACTACAGCAACTTATCCAACAGCTGCGGAGCTTCTCGGCTTCGTCGCTCGTGGTGCTGCTTCTGTTTACGGAGCTACAGCTGGACTTCCTAATGGCTTCGCTCGTAACATCATCATGGGAACGGGCCAATGGTCTAACGCTATGACACTAAACGACGCTGGACGTCCAATCTATTCGACAGTAACTAATCCAATGAATCAAGCAGGATCAGCTACACCTACTTCACTTCGTGGAACTGTCGCGGGCTTGGATCTATTCGTAGATCCATCACTAGCAGCAACAGACGTCGACGGTTCTATGCTTATCGTTAACCCAGACGCTTTCACATGGTACGAAGGACCTACGTTCCGCCTACGCGCAGACGTAATCGCTTCTGGCCAGATTACAGTCGGTTACTACGGTTATGGCGCACTAGCTACCAAGATCGCAGCTGGCGCATTCCACAATAACAAGGCGTAATCCGAATAAATCAATCATCGCCTAGTTCGCTCCCGAGCTAGGCGAGCAGTAGAAGGGAAGGGCTAATGCCTAACATCATTACAGCTTCGCAGCTAAGATCCGTCTTAGGCGTTAGCTCTTCTCTCTATGACGATAATTATCTAAACGACATTATCGACACAGCGGAACAAGTGATTCTCCCACTTCTTATTCAGAACTCCACAGCTGTAATCGAGTACGAATTAACTTCTAACGTAGCGACGTTCTTTACTCGTCGGACACACCCTTTCGTCGTAGGGCAGTCCATCGTCGTAACTGGTCTTCCAGCTCCATTTACAGCTACTCACACTCTTACAGTTATTACCGATTCTTCATTCTCCGCAGCTTTAACATCGGCAGACGTAACACGTCGCCAGATTATTCCAAACGGCATGGCAACTCTTAGCGGTTATTCAGCTGCGACTCTCTACGTGGGTAACGCGTCGATCGAGTCCGCTATCTATGCAGTATCTATCGAAGTCTTTCAATCTAGAACGGCCGCTGGCGGTCAGATAGAAGGGCTCGACTTCGCTAGTTCGCCCTATCGCATGGGAAGATCACTCCAGAATCGCGTCATCGGATTACTAGGTAATTACATCGATGTCGAAGTGATGGTCGGCTAATGCCAGCCAGTTCTATTCTTACGAGCGTCCGAACTCCACTAAAGACAGCTATAGCGGGAGTCGCGGCTAATACTTACGACTCAGTTCCAGAAGCTCCCATCGTTCCGTTCGCTGCAATCGTCCCGAACGTACCGTATCTTCAGCCGACGTTCTTAGGTAAGGCGAACGTAAAGCTAAAGGTTAATTTAGTAATGACCGTAGGCGTAGCGATTTACGATAATCAGAGCGCGCTCGATAACATCGAGAAGCTCGTAATTAGCATTCTGGCGGCTCTTCCGTCAGGGTATGAAGTCGGAGACGTATCGAATCCGATTCCATTAAACATCGGAGCGTCGGAGATTCTCGCTTGCGAGATTCAGCTCTCCACCTATTACACCCAAACCAACTAAGGAGAAAAAATGGCCACGACCGTCATTACTGGACGCGATCTCGCTATGACGATCGCGACTAAGAACTACGACGAACAAGCGACAGCCGCGACGCTTTCATGCGACGTTACTATCGAAACTTACGACACACTTTACTCGAAGGCTTATAAGTCCATCGATTCACAGTGGACGTTCGACGTCGAAATGCTTGCAGACTGGGGCGCAACAGATTCACTCTGCGAAGCTCTCTGGTCAGCTGCGGAATCAGCTCCTAACACAGCTTTAGCGGTATCGCTTACAGCTGTAACAGGCGCAGTCTTCGCGTTCAACGTACTACCACTATTCCCAAGCGTGGGCGGATCATCGCCAGACGCCCAGACTGTTAGCATGAGCTTTACAGTCATCGGAACACCTACAGAGACATTCAGCTAATAAATAGAATCGGGAGCTAAAGATGAAGATAGAACTAGAAGTAACTTACAGCTCGGGAGAAGTCGCTACGTATGTAGCGGCTAATCCCGAGTGGGTTAAGTGGGAACGCAAGTTCGAGACGACAGTTAACGAAGCAGAATCTAAGTTAGGACTAGAAGGACTTAACTTCTTGGCTTATCACGCTATGAAGCGCGAAGCTGCGGGAAGTCCTGTAAAGCCTTACGAGATCTGGATCGAGACAGTCGAAGAGATTACGAGTAAGAAGTCAGACCCAAAAGCTGGCCCGTCGGAAGCTTAAATCGGACTCTTATCGAAGTCGCAATAGCGACTCGAATCCCGATGAGCGAATGGCAGACGACGGAAGATTTACTCACAGCTATAGAGATCTTGGAGAGACAGAATGGCAAGTAAGAAGGGCGTCTACTCGATAGAAGTCGAGCCAGCCGCGCTTAAAAACTTGCTACAGACTCTTAATCTTCTAGATAAAGAGACACAGAACGAGATTCGCGACGCAGCTCTGCCACTGTCTAAGCGTCTAGCTGGACAGCTCATGATGTCCGCGCATGGTGCGCCAGCTCCACAGACGAAGCTAGTAGCTTCAACGATTACAGCTAAGCGAGATCGTCTTATCCGCGTAGACATCGGCGGCCCTAAGAAGGTCGGTCGCAAGTACGGCGGAGAAGCTTCTAAGAGCGGTAAAGGGTCTAAGGTTCGCCAGAATGCAGCTCCAGCGGGTGCGCTTCTATGGGGAACGGAATACGGCGGCGGACGCGGTACGGACTCGCTAGGACGCGCCTACACAGACAGATTCAAGGCCCCGCGCAATAAGCGCGGCTACTGGATAGCTCCAGCTGTTGACTATTACACGCCTATAGTGGCGAAAGAATACATAGATCTTATTCAGGGCGTAATTAAGAAAGTGGGTCTGGACTAATGGCTGGCATTCCTAAAGTAAAGATAACTTTCGACGCCGACTTCGACGAATTAAAGAAGGGCGTTAAAGGCGCGCAGAATGAAGTCGAAGGCTTCTCTAGCAAAATAGGCAAGTTCGGAAAGGTAGCCGCCGCAGCTTTCGCAGCTGCAACAGTGGCAGCCGCGGCCTATGCTGGAAAGCTTCTCATCGATGGCGTTAAGTCAGCCATCGCAGACGAAGCAGCTCAGGCTAAACTCGCGACGACATTACAGAACGTAACAGGCGCAACAGACGCCCAGATAAAAGCTGTCGAAGAACAGATAACTAAGACGTCTCTTCTTACAGGTCTTACAGACGACGATCTTCGTCCATCGCTAGATCGTTTACTTCGAGCTACGAAAGACGTAAGCGCGGCCCAGAAGCTTCAAGCTGTCGCGATAGATGTCGCCGCTGGAAGTGGGAAGTCGCTGGAAGCAGTCACGAACGCCATGGCCAAGGCCGCCGAAGGTAATACGGCAGCTCTCGGCAAGTTAGGCGTAGGACTATCTTCTGCTCAATTAAAGACTATGTCGATGGAGCAGATTACGGCTTCGCTGGCTAAGACTTTCGAGGGACAAGCTTCTAAACAAGCCGACACGTTCCAAGGCAAGATGGCCCGTCTTACTGTTGCATTCGATGAAGCGAAAGAGACTGTAGGTTCTTACGTTCTCGACGCGATTACTCCCTTAATCTCTAGCTTCGTCGATAAGGGAATCCCAGCTATTCAGAACTTAGCTTCTGGATTATCCGTAACGCTAGGGCCAGCGTTTACGGCTATTTTTAAGGTCGTCCGCGATGATCTTCTTCCTATCGTTAAATCCTTTTTTAACTTCTTCGCGAACGAGTTAATCCCAGCTTTAGGCGCAATCTTCGGCCCAGCTCTTAAAGGTCTAGGAGCTGCGTTTACTACAATTAAGAACGCGGTCTCTGCTAACTCAGACGAACTCGCTCCGCTTCTTGCACTCTTTAAGGTTATCTGGACTTTCATTAAAGACAATCTAGCTCCCATTCTTGGCGGAGCGTTTAAGCTTGCACTTGAAGGAATAGGCCTAATTATTGGCGGACTTGTTACAGCGTTCTCTAAGTTCGTCGGCTTCTTGACTTCTACTTATAACGGAGTTAAAAAGATAATCGATTTTATTAAGAATAATCCGATTACTAACTTCTTAGGCGGCGGCAACGATAAGAGCTTGAAAGCTTCCGTAGACTTCGGAGATACTGGCGGCGGAGTAAGTGTCGACACTAGCGGCAGCTTCGGCGGTAGCGGCGGGACATTCGCTCCATCGGCCGATTCGCCTACTTTTACAGGTGCGCCGCTGTCTGCTTATTCTCCAGCCATGCAAGCCGCAATCTTACGACGTGAAGAATTAAAGGCAGAGACGGCCAGACTCCGCGCGCAACGCGAAGCGAATGCAGCCGATCGAGCTAACGTAACTGTGAACATGGGCATAGTCGGAGATCCAGAAGGCGCAGCTAGAGCAGTCGTCGACGTACTCAATCGCTCGGCAGCTAGAGGCGGCGGCGGTTATAACGCGTTAGTGGCTGTCTAGTGACTGTCTGGATTCCCGAATGGCAGGTAACGGTTAACGGTGGCACTAATTACACGAATCTAACCCTAGCTACTGTCTCGATTACTTCTGGCCGAACAGACATCTATTCTCAGCCACGCGCTGGCTACTGCTTTATTGAGATTCTTAACCTAGACGAATCTCCTATAGTAATCGACGTTAACGATAACGTGTTAATAAAGATTAAGGATTCTACAGGAACATTCGTTAATCTATTCGGCGGAGACGTCACAGACATTCAGGTTCAAGTTCTAAATAGTAGTGGAACGGAATCGAATCAAGTTATCCGAGTTACAGCTCTGGGAGCTTTATCTAAGCTTCCAGTAAGCCTTACAGAAGGCGTCTTAGCTAAAGACTTCGACGGCGATCAGATTTACACCATTCTCTCGGACTTGCTTCTCAATAACTGGAACGAAGTAGCTCCCGCTGTAACGTGGGCTAATTATGACGCGGCCCAGACATGGGCTGCAGCGGAGAACGTAGGACTGGGAGAGATAGATCAGCCAGGTGATTACGAACTTACAGCTCGTTCAGCTTCTACGACAGACGTTTATTCGTTAGTTAGTGCCTTAGCTACTTCTGGACTCGGCTACATCTATGAAGATTCCAGCGGTCGAATTAGCTACGCAGACGCTACACATCGCTCCCAGTATTTAGCCGCTAACGGTTATACAGAGATCTCAGCTTCTACGGCTTTCGCTGCGGGAATCTCAACGATTAAGAGAATCGCAGACGTGCGCAATAACGTAACTATTCAGTATAAGAACGGCCAAGAAGCTTCCGCTTTAGATACAGCTTCCATCGGAACTTATGGCCAACAGGCCCAACTTATCTCGACGAGTATCGAGAACACAGTAGACGCAGAATCCCAAGCCGACTTCTATTTAGGACTTCGAGCCTACCCGCAAGCTCAATTCCAAGCTATAACTTTTACTCTGGGTAATAATAACATCGACGACTCGGATCGCGACGCACTTCTTAACGTGTCTATGGGGCTTCCGATAGACATTAATAATCTTCCACCGAACATTCTTCTAGGACGATTCCAAGGATTCGTCGAAGGCTGGACGTTCTCGGCTGGCTATAACAGACTGGACTTAACTCTTAACCTAAGTCCGACGGCTTTTAGCTTGCAGTCGATGAAGTGGGAGAATGTAAGTGTCGCCGAAACTTGGAATACTTTATCCCTTACACTTGACTGGAATAGTGCGACAGTAGTCGCTTAAAGGAGCAGAAATGGCAACAAGTCCTCTCTTCGGCTGGGAAGAGCCAGACGACACCGATCTCGTAAAAGACGGAGCGGCGGCGATTCGTACGCTGGGCAACGCTATCGACACGTCGATGGGTGATCTTCTTGGCGGTACTTCTGGCCAAGTCTTATCCAAGAACTCGAACACGAACATGGATTTTACATGGGTAACGTCCGACGACGCTAACGCGATTCAGAACACCATCGTAGACGCCAAGGGCGATCTTATCGGAGCTACAGCTGCGGACACTCCAGCAAGATTAGCAGTGGGAACGAATGGTCAGGTACTTACAGCCGATTCAACAGCTGCGACTGGTTTAGCGTGGGCCACATCTTCAAGCGGTGGTATGACTTTACTTAGCACAACCGCATTAACAGGCGCAAGTGTAACAGTCAGTTCAATTAGCACTTCCTATAATGACCTTAAATTGGTTTTCGAGAATGTTTATTCTGCCACGGATGCTGTATTTATACAGACAAGATTTAATGCAGATACTGGAAATAAATATGCTTATCAATTCTATAACACACAAGATTCAGGTGTGCGTTCTGGCAATACTGTCGGATTTATTGAAGTTTCCAAAGTTAGAAATAGTTCGGGCAATTCAACAAGCGGATATATGCTAATTTCGGATTACAACAACATTAACTCCGTGCCTGGCACTATGTCTTTCAATTACAATTTAACGCACACGCAAGGCGGTTCATTTACTTACAATAATGCAGCGGCTATCACATCAGTCACAGTATTTATGTCATCAGGTAACATCTCAGGCGGAACACTAAAGATTTATGGAGTGAAATAATGCCAAATCCAATTATTAAATTAGTCAATGCTGAAACTGGCGAAGAAATTGAACGCGAAATGAACGCGGCAGAATTAGCCCAGTGGGAATCCGATAAAGCAGAAGCGCAAGCTAAAGCGGAAGCCCAAGCTAAAGCAGATCAAGATAAAGCGGCTCTTCTTACTAAGCTGGGTATTACAGCCGAAGAAGCGAAGCTACTTCTGTCATGACCTATCCAATAGGAACAGCTGCGGCAGTCGTAGAAGTCGCGCTGGCCGAAGTCGGTACAGTCGAAGAAGGCGATAACCTTACAAAGTACGGAAAGTTTACTAAGGCCGATGGTCTTCCATGGTGCGGATCGTTCTGTAACTGGGTATTCCATGAAGCGGGCGTAAAGCTTCCGTCGATGGTCTCAACAGCTGCGGGAGCGCATAAGCTTAAAGAAGTAAGCCGATGGGTAGAGACAGAGCCGAAGATCGGCGATCTCGCGTTTATGGACTTCCCACACGATGGCGTCGACCGTATTAGCCACATCGGAATAGTCGTCGGAGTTAAGTCGAAGACTGTTATTACTATCGAAGGCAACACGAGCGGAAGCGGCGATCAACGCAACGGCGGAATGGTAATGATTAAAGAGCGGGCATTCGGGAGCGGTAAAGAAGTCGTAGGGTTCGGACGTCCTAAGTTCGTGGCTTACGCTGGCGACTATCCAGTCGTCGAAGTACCGACTCAATCGGCAACGAAGCCGAAGATCAAGGAGAAGAAGAATGGAAAACTTAAAAGCATTAGCGGCAAGCTGGGCGCGTAGCTTCTTAGCTGCGTCGATAGCTGTTTACATGGCGGGAGTGACAGATCCTAAAGCGATTCTTACAGCTGGCGCAGCCGCTGTTCTACCTGTCGTTCTACGCTGGCTTAACCCTAAAGATCTAGCATTCGGGTTACAGGGGAAGTGACTCGGAAACCTATCGCGGTAGGTCTGGCCTTAGTCCTTTCGGTCAGTCTTACCGCGTGCGGTTATCAGGGCTGGACTCGCTATGAATGCCAAGAATATAAGAACTGGTCGAAGCCAGAATGCCAGAAGCCGCAGTGTATCCCTACTGGAACATGCACTAGCGACGTCCTTGGAGAAGAAGCTCCACAGCCCAGCCCGACGCCGTAGCCCAGAAGACGTCCACGCGACTCTTATTCTCATAATCGGATCTACCTTAGCCGCTGTCTTCTTAATCGTTACCCTTGGAATCACTTACGCGCTTATCTTCGTGACTCAGCCGATAGGTAATCAAGCTCCTAACGACGCGGCATTCATAGACTTATTAAAGACGTTAGCCATCTTCTTAACTGGATCACTGGGCGGAGTTCTTGCGGGTAATGGATTAAAGTCCAAGCCAA